CTCTGAAGGGCATGGGCCAGGAGTACATCGTCAACCGCCGTCAGTGGGTCATGCATCCGCGCGGCGTGAAGTGGCTGGGTGGAACGCAGGCCGGCGTCACGCCGTCCAACACCGAGCTGGCGACCGCAACGAACTGGCAGCGCGTGTACGATCCCAAGATCGTCCGCATCGTCGCCTTCAAGCACATGCTGGCGGCCTAATCGTCTGACCCTCAGACGGTGAGCTGAAACACAGAACCCTCCCTGGCTCGCGCTGGGGAGGGTTTTTTGTGACTCTCCCAGGAGAAATTCATGATTGGATCGCAAGGCTTCCGCGCGAAGGAAGCGACGGCGAACTACAAGCGTCGCATCAAGAAGCTGCAGACCGATGAGGTTCGCGCCGCTCGCTTCGCCAACCTGCACGGCAACGCTGAGCCCGAGCCGGCCGACGAGGTCGAGGCGGTGGAGCCTGCTGCTGCGCCCGAGACGGAAGTGACCGTCGAGACGCAGCCCGAGCAGACCGACGCGCCTGCCGAGACCCCCGCTGACGAAAGCGCCGACGAAGCCGCCGATGAGGCCGGTGACGAAGACGCTGCCGACGCGGAAGGTGAAGACGCTGGCGAAGATGCCGGCGAGGACGCTGCCGAGGGTGAGGCTGAAGCCGCCCCCGCGGAAGGCGCCCAGAAGAAGAAGGCCGGTAAGGCCAAGAAGAAGGCCGCGAAGTAAGCGGCAGGAGTGGTCATGGGATACGCGACGAAGGAAGACATCGACGAGCTTTACGGCACCGACCTCCTCGTCAAGATCGCTGACTACGACCGTGACGGCACGCCGGACCCCCTCGTCGTCGACAAGGGGCTCCAGGCGGCCGACGAGATTTGTGACGCCTACCTGTCCGCCCAGTACACGATCCCAGTCATCCCGACGCCCGGCGTCGTGAAGAACTGCGCGATCGACATTGCGGTCTACAAGATCGCGCTCGGCCGCGGCGGGCGTACGGACGAAATGCGCGTCCGGTACGAAGACGCTCTGGCGCTGCTGGAGAAGATCTCGACCGGCAAGGTTGGCCTCGGCCTGCCGCCCACCACTGGCACCGACGAGAACGGTGACCCGGTGACGACCAACCCGAACGTCAGGCGTTCCGGAGGGTCGTTCGACTGCGGGAGGGCCTGATGGCTAATTTCGCCGTCAAGATGAACTCCGAGGGGCTCGCGACGCTGAACAAGCGCATCGCCAAGCTCCTCCACGACGCCGAAAACATGCGTCCGGTCTGGGATGAAGCTGCCGAGTACATGGTGCGCTCGACCCAGAACCGCATCAACAAGACACAAACAGGCCCTGATGGTTCGCCATGGGCACGCCTCGCTGAACTGACCGTGAAGCTGAAGGGGAACGACTGGCCGCTCTACGCGACCGGGAAACTCGTCGAAGGCATCCAGGTCGGACACGTAAGCCGCTCCGGCTTCAGCATCAAGTCGACCGCGACAAACTCTGAAGGCGAGAACTATTCGAGCTGGGTTCAGAAGGGCGTTCGGCGCAGCAAGGGCAAGTACAAGAAGAAATCCCAGCCGCACTCTCCGGCTCGTCCGTTCATGGGCTTCTCGAAGGAGAACGTGGCCCGGATCAGCAAGATGATCCGTGATCACATGAAGGGCTCCTGATGAGCGCGATCGTAAATTTCCGCAACAAGATCATCGAGACCATCAGGACCGCGGCGCCCAACTTGGACGTCGACTGGTACGATGGTCTCTTCGATGAGAAGGACGTTGCTGACTGGACGCTGAAGACTCCCGCAGCTCGCGTCGCTGTCATGAAAGTCCCCGCAGAACACCACACGACCGGCGAGTTGAACGCCTGCCTCAAGGTGGTCGTCGTCGTCATCGACGAGAACCGCCACGTCCTTCTGGACGGAGACGAGGATGCGTGGAACTTGGTCGAGCAGATCGCCATCCTGGCGAACCTGAACACTTTCGGCGACCCCAACGCCGCCCCCGCTACGAAGATCGACTTCAAGCGCATCAGCCAGCCTGAGCTGCGTCGAGAAGGCATCACTGTCGGCATCGTTGAATGGCAGAGCGACTTGATGATCGGACGCAACCGGTCACGAGAGCGCGAATACGTGTTCCTCAACGGCCAGCAGATCACCCAGGTGCCCCGCAGCCGCGTCACCGCGCAAACCGACATCGAGTTGGCAAGCGGCGAAGTGACCCACGAGACGCTGGACATCACCCCAGAGGAATAACCCGCCATGCGTGCTCTACACGCCATGGAGCGGCGACTGCAGGATCTTGAACGCAAGATCCAAGGCAAGGAGCGGCTCGGTAAGATCGTCGACGTCAAGTTCGAAAAGCAGCGCTGGTACGTCAAGCTCAACGATGGGCAGGACGAGAGCCCGAGCGGTTCGGGCGGCAAGCGCGGCGACACCGTGAAGAGCGACTGGCAGCCGTGGAAGAGCTTCTCCCATGGCACGATCAAGTCGTCTGTCCCTCCGAAGAAAGGCCAGTACGCGCTGCTCCGCGGCGTGAACGGCATGATGGAGCTGGCGACCGCTGAGCCCTACCACTACGGCCCGGAGAACCCGTCTCCCCACGACAAGCCGGACGAGATCGTCCACCTGATCGAGGACGAGGAAGACCAGAAGAGCGGCGAGGGCGGACAGTCCGGCGGCGGCTCTGGCGGCGGCATGTCGGCGATGTCCGAAGGCGGCGAGGGCGGCGGCGGTGAAGGCGGTGGCGGCAAGTACAATACCTGGACGCGGATCACCAAGGATCTGCACCACCTGATCATCCAGAAGAAGGGCGCCAACATGGACGCCATGGGTGATCTCGGCGGCCTCGCCGGAATGGCCGGCCTCAACGGCCTGGACATGTCAAACTTCACCAGCGCGCTCGGCGGGCTGGGCAACATCGGCAGCCTCAGCAACCTGAACCTCGCCAACATGGCGGACTTCAGCCAGATCAGCAGCATGATCCCCGGGGTCAGCAACCTCGCGAACTTCGGCAACCTCGGCCAGATCGCGCAAGCGGCCGGCATGTCTCATCTGACCTCGGTCGGAAACATCATGTCGACCGTTCAGACGGTCCTCGGCGGCGGTAGCCTTCAGGCGCCCGGCGGCGACGCTGGTGCGGACGGACAAGGTGCCGGCCAGAAGCAGCAGGCCTCCCGCAAGATCCCTCAGGTCCAAGAGGACGGCCACTCCGACACCACGCAGGTGCTGACCGACAAGGAAAAGATCGTCAAGACGGTCGGCGACAAGAAGTCGTACTACCGACAGGACGAAGAGAAGGTCAACATCCGCTACGGCGAAAAGGATGAAAAGGCCGACGTTCTCATGGACGAGAACCAGGTCAAGATCCAGTTCAAGGACAAGAAAGCCGTCGTCAAGTGGACCGAGAATGACCTGACCGTCCAGATGGGCGAGGACGAAAAGTCCAAGATGGTGATGACGGAAGACGACATCACGATCACCCAGGGCGGCAAGAACGCTTCGAAGGTCCGCATGACGGACCACGAGATCGTTGTGTCGCAAGGGCAGGACGCTTCGCGCGTCACCATCCAGGAAGACTACATCGAGGTGAAGGGAGCCGCTGAGTGCTCTGTCGGCGTCGATGGTCGCTGGGTCTACATCAACCAGGGCCGCGTCAACCTCGGCGTCTCCGGTCCCAAGGAGATGGCGCAGCTCAGGGTCATGACCGAAGGCGGTCCATCGAACCGAGTCTGGGCCAACATCGCTTAACAAGGAACAAGAAGAAAATGCCCAAGTACAACGTCGAAAAGGCGATCTGGCTGGGTGGCCTGCTTCAGGCTGCCGGCTCCGTCGTCACCCTCACCGAGTCGCAGGCCAAGTATTGGGGCCACGCGCTGAGCAAGGTCGAGGACCAGCCGGCCGCTGTCGCTGCTCCCGTCGCAAAGAAGGCTGCCAAGAAGACCGAAGCCGCTGGCCCGGTCGTGACCGAGCAGTCGGAGGCTCCTGCCGATGGCGCTGGCAACTGAGCACCTGATCGATATCGACCGTAAGACGGGCGAGTACATTCAGGGCTGGCCGCGCATCAAGCAGAGCATCGAGACCATCCTCACCACGCGCATCGGCGTCCGTCTGATGCGGCTGTGGTGGGGTTCGAACTTCATCAACATGCAGGACAAGCCGGGCAACGAAGAGACCATCATGACCGGCATGATGGCGGCAATCTCCGCCATCAACACCTATGAGCCCGAGTTCAAGGTGACCCGCGTGGCGATCGACGCTTTCGACTCGACCGGCGATATCACCATCACCATCGAGGGTGTCGACCTGGTCGACGCGACCCTCAAGCGATCAAAAACCACTGTTTAAGGCGAGGGCCTGATGCCGAGTTTTGAGTCACCCGCGCTTTACATCGACTTCGCCCGCCTGCCTCCGCCGAAGGTGATCGAGGAGATCGACTACGAAGTCCTCCTCAAGGTCTACCAGGACCAGGTCGTCGGCAAGAACCCGGCATTGGCTGCGGCCATCGCGCTGGAGCAGTCCGGCACCAACATCATCTTGGAGGCTGAAGCCTACGGCGAGATGATCGTCCGCGAGCGCATCAACGCCGCGGCGCGAGCGAGCATGCTGCCGTTCGCCACGGGGTCTGACCTCGATGTGATCGGCGCCCGCTTCAACGTCCAGCGCATGGACGGAGAGTTGGATCCGCGCTTCCGCCGCCGCATCCAGCTGTCCATGGAGTCGTTCACGACTGCCGGCAGCGAGGGTGCGTACATCTTCCACGCGCTGAGCACCTCGCTCAGCGTCAAGGATGCCACCGCGGTACCAGAGCGCGGCACCGGCAGGGTCACTGTCACCATCATGGCTGACGGCTCCGACCCCGTCCCCGCCGGCTCTCTGGTCGACGCGGTCTTCGATCGCCTCATGTCGGATGGCATCAAGCCTCTGACCGACGACATTTCTGTGCTGCCGGTGACCAAGATCCCGGCGGACATCACTGCCAACCTCACGCTTTACCCTGGCCCTGACGCCTCGCTTGTCATCGCCGACGTCAACAAGGCGCTCACTGCGCTGCGCGCCCGCGTCTCTCAGATCGGCCGCGACCTGAAGCGCTCCGCCGTGCTCGCCGCCCTCACGCAAGAGGGTGTGCAGAATGTCGTGACCGACTTCCAGGACATCAACGTCGGGACCAGTGGCGTCGTTTGGATCAATTCCGCCAGCGTAAACGTCTCCAACGCACGCGAGGAATAACCACATGGCCGAGCGCCTGATGGACCACATCCTGGCGCCGAACGCTACGGTCTACGAGCGCACTCTCGCTTCCCAGGTCGATCGGCTTCTGTCTCTGGACACCGATCGCCTGCGGCGGCTCTGGGATCCCTATCGCTGTCACATCGACGACCTGCCGTACCTGGCCTGGTCCTTCTCGGTTGACCTGTGGGACACGGAGTGGCCGGAAGCCAAGAAGCGCAAGGTCGTCGCCGACGCCGTCGCCCACCATCGCATCAAGGGTACCAAGGCCGGCGTGGCCACGTACCTCGATCTGGTGGACTGCAATCTCGAAGACCTCATCGTGCCGCCTGCGCGCGGGTATCGCATCCCTGCGATGACCAACGACGAGTTCATGTCGTGGCTGGTGCATCTGCCCCAGATCCGGCTGTACCCGTACATCATCCGCGACCCTGCCGGCGAACGCGAGTTCCGGACCAAGGACGTCTACTTCCGGAACATCAACTTCCGAGAGCCCAGCAATGGGCCGAACCTCTACGGCCGCAAGGCATCGATCTACAAGAACGGCGCCGAGTCCTTCGTCAAGCTCGAAGCAATGACCGAGCTGGGCGGACAGATCGTCGAGCGTGTGTCGTTCGGCGACAAGTCGGCGCGGGACTATCACAGCGACGGATTCCGAGGTCAGAAGTTCTACCAGCCGACTGACGCGGCCGACAACATCGTCACGGTGCGGCTCAACCCGGCTGCATCCGATCTGGTGTCCGTTACCCCGGGGCTCACTCCTCAGGACGTTCGACCGACGCAGATCGCCGAAGCGCACACCGCTTACGCGGATCAGCACTTCCACGACTACAACGCCTCGTTCCGAGGCAAGAATTTCCGCTGCGAGACGGATGCGGCGCGCTGGATCTACGATCGAGTCGCTCTGCACAACAAGGCTGACCTGCCCGCAGGTCTGGCCGTCAAGTCTTATCGCGGTCATATGCGGTACGGCATTCAGCCATTCACGGCTGAAGCGAAAGTCAGCGTTCCGATGAAACGGTCACCGGCCCAAGGCTTTGGTGGTCGCTTCCGGAACGGCTTCCGCATGCCAACCGACATGAAGAAGCTCGACGACGCCTGCGGGGCGATCGTTGCTGCCAAGCCTCTGCGCGACACTGTTCTCGTCGACACGGTCACTCACCGGGTCGTTCGTCTCAAGGACAGGCGTCGACTCGGAACGTTCAAGCTCGGCGAAATCAAGAAGGTCGCATAGCGATCTAAGGATCAACCCCAAGCCGCCCCTCACCCGGGCGGCTTTTTCAGTTTGGGAACACCAGTGGAAAACAAAATCATCTTCCATGCGAATATCGACGATGATCCGACCGACTTCACGCGGTTGCAGGACTTCGCCGAGGCTTCGCTCGATCACGTCGTGCTCGACGGCATCAGCAACCTGACCAAGTACGTCGGCTTCGGCGTGACGAAGGTCGCGGTGACGCAGATCCAGGTCCAGACCGGCCGCCTCTACTCCGCCGGCAAGGTCTACTCCTCCTCGGAGAACGCCTGGTCGAAGGACTTCATCACGCAGCTGCCGGTCGCCGGCAAGCGTATCGCTTCGATCGTGACTTGGGGCCAGGAGACGGACACGGACGTCCGCCCGCGCCAGTTCCTGATCAACGCCGAGACCCGCCAGGCTGAGCCGCAGGCAGTGCCGTTGGTTCACGCCCGCGTGGCAAACCTCAACGTCGTGCTGGGCACCGAGGCTCCGGACCCGACCGCTCCTCTGGTCGATGCCGGTTACACGGTCATCGCCAACGTGGTCCTGACGCCGACCGGCGTCGACACGATCACGATGAACATCGACAACCAGCTCCCGAGCGTCCAGGCGCACGAGCAGCGCATCGACGACCTCGAACAGTTCGAGGAGTCCGCTGGTCTCCAGATCAAGACGCTCGCCTCCGACATCGCGGCCCTGAAGGCTGCGGGCTCGAAGGGTGACGTCGACCAAGCCACCATGGGCCGCACGCTGGTCCGTCTGGCCGTGCTCGAGTCCAAGAACGGCGTGATCTACAACGCGATCGACTCGGACGCGAACTTCTTCCTCGACACGGAGAAGTCGCTCCTGACCGACCCGCTGTCGCATGTGAAGGTCGAAGAGGGCATCCGCATGCCGCACGCCGCTGAAGGCGCCGCGGCCCTCCAGATCTTCAACCCGCTCGATCCGAGCGCGACGATCAAGAACGGCATCATGTTCCCCGCCTACACGCGGGAAGCCTGGCTCCAATCCGGCAGCATCAACGGTGAGCTGCAGGTCGCGGCTTACTCGGTCCAGTCGTTCGACATGGTCCAGAAGATGATGTCGAAGACCCGCATCCGCTACGGTGACGAGTTCTACGTCTGTACGAACAGCTTGTTCTGGCAGACCGGACAGTACAACGGCGCCGGCCTGTTCTTCCGCGACGGTCAGACCTACGAGGTCGAGAACCCGCAAGACACTCCGTACCATGCGTTCATCCGTCTGCGTCAGATCTGGATCGACCGTTGGGACGAGCCCTACTGGGAGAAGGTGACGACCACGACCACGGTCACCGGCACCCAGATCGCCGAGACCTGGCTCCAGGGTCAGAACATGTGGCTCGACGCCGTTGGCGTCTGGTTCACCCGTCTCGCAGCTTCCGGCTCGGCTCACTTCGCCATCGTCGAGGTCTCCGACTACGGTCTGCCGAACCTCAAGGCGTGTATCGCTCAGACCACGGTGCTCCGCGAGAACCTCGTTCTCCAGGGCGAGACCAAGGTCTCGTTCCAGCCGACCTTCCTCCAGGCCGGTAAGCGCTACGCGGTCGTCGTCACCACGGCAGCCGACCACTGGGTCGCCACGGTCCCGGGTCAGCAGTTCACGTCCGGTACGTTCTTCTACGTGCTCGACGGCGCATACGCCCAGGGCGATGCGTTCAAGGATCTGTGGATGCGGCTCTACCGCTGCCGGTTCAACACGGCCCGTGCGGTCATCACGTTGAACCCGTTGCAGCTGGCTGGCGGCATCCTGGCGATCGACCTGCTCACGGGCACGGTTGTCCCGGACGGCACCTCGCTCACGTACGAGATCCAGGTCGGTTCGACTTGGTACAACTTCCTCGACGTGGACAAGTACATGCTGGGCCAGGGCGGCACGATCCCCCCGCTGTTGCCGCTCCGCGCGGTCTTCAACGGCTCGGTCGACTGCATGCCCTGCATCAACTTGGCTGACAGCTCGGTTTACGTGTCCCGGCCCGACGTCTATGCGCAGCACGTCTCCAAGACGCGCACGCTGCCGGCGGCCTCCACGTCGATCCGCGTCATCGAGCGGTACGAGTACTTCGACCCGACCTACCACACGGCGAGCTGCAAGCTGCTGACCGGTGCCACCTTCGCGACGCAAGTTGCGCCGTCGTCCGTGACGACCTGGATCGACCCGACCGATGGTGCCTACGAGAAGACCTACGTCTTCAACCTTGGCGCTTCGATCACCCAGTTCCGGAAGCTGACCCGTCTCGACACCTCGACCAACCAGCGTGTGTTCCACGTCGGTTGGCAGAAGGACTACGCCGTCTAAGGCGGAAAGGACAACCACATCATGACCGACAACACGAACGCGGCCACCCCCGAGGTGGTCGCGACGCCGCCGGCTGCGCCCGCGCCGGAGCCCGTCTACTACGACGTGAAGCTCAACGCGCGGTTCACCTTGCACGACTTCAATTACCTGCCGAGGGACCATCACATCGTTGACAAGACCGTCTTCGATGCGATGGAAGCTGCGGGGGTGGTTGCCGATGTCAAGCAACTTTCCTGAGCTGGTATTCAGCGAAGACGAAGACTTCACGGCAGAACGTTTGAACTCGGCGATGCAGGTGCTGGATCAGCGCCTGCGTTCGCTTGAGCCCTTCACGCCGTCCTGGCAGCAGGCGGTCAACGACCTGCGTGACGTCGGACTCTCCCGTCTGAACGACGCCATCCTGCCGGCGTACAACCGCATCCAGCTGTTGTCCACGCTCGGCTTCCTCTTCGCTGGATCGTCCAGCGAGGTCACTCTCACCAGCGACATGACCGCGACTTTCGTCATCGACGATGAGACGCAGAAGTCGCTCTTCACGCCGACGCCATTCCTTGCGCTGACGCGCTCCTCGACTGTCAACGACTGGGCCATCGCCCAGCTGATCTCGTACGAGTCCGCGACCGGCACGCTGATGGTGATGGTCAAGACGATCAACGGAAATCCCGGTCCTCACACGGACTGGCAGATCGGCGCGTGTGCGGCGAGCGCCATCGCTTCGATGGCCTATTTCGCCCAGATCGACGCAGCTCGTAACGCGGCCAACACCGCGAAGACGGCGACGGCGGCGGATCGCGTGCAGACTGGCCTCGATCGAGTCCAGACTGGACAGGATCGAAATGCAGCCTCGACGTCCGCTGCTGCGGCGGCAGCCTCGGCGGCAATCGCCGGCACCTGGGATCCGACCAACTACGCCCTCAAGTCGTACGTGGATGGCAAGATCACGGCGCTGATCGGCACCGCACCGTCTACGCTCGACACGCTGCAGGAAATCGCCGCGCAGATGGCTGCTGACGAGAGCGGGTTCGCATCGCTCTCGACCACGGTCTCTGGAAAACTCGGCGCAGCGAACAACCTGAGCGACCTGACCGACAAGGCACAGGCCCGCATCAACCTGGGCGTCTCCTTCGCCAATCCGACCAGCAAGTCGAGCATGGTGGCGCAGAACGGCTCTGCCGTGACCTACATGCGTTCGGACGCGGCTCCTGCTATCGACGCGGCAATCGCGCCGACCTGGACCGGTGCTCACACCTGGACCTGCAACATCGGCGGCAGCTTCCTGAACCGAGCGACCTGGGGCTTCGCCAACGTCTACGCGACCGACAGCGGATCGGCGTTCTTGACCTTTCACCGGACTGCGTATGCGGTCCATATGGGCCTGGACAACGACAACGTCTTCAAGATCGGTGGATGGTCTGATGGTGCGACGTATCGCCTGTGGTGCAATCCCGCAGGACTGCTGCTGAGCGCGGGCTACGGGGCAAATACCACGCCCGTTGCCAGCCAGGTCCGAGCTGCCGGCGACATCGTCTACGGCGTGTCTGACCAGCGCCTGAAGAAGGATATCGAGACGATCACGAACGCGCTGGACAAGATCCGGCAGCTGCGTGGCGTTACCTGGGACCAGAGCGATCTGGCCAAGGAACTGAAAGCTCCCGAGCAGCCGCGCCGCAAGGCTGGTCTGCTGGCGCAGGATCTGCAGAAGGTTCTGCCGGAAGCGGTTGGTCTCGCACCCTTCGACACTGACAAGTTCGGCAAGAGCAAGTCGGGCCTCGAACTCCTGAACATCTACTACGAGCAGCTCTCCGGCCTCCTGGTCGAGGCTGTCAAGGAGTTGGCGGACAGGAACGATGCGCTCGAAGCGCGGCTCGCCAAGATCGAAGCGAAGTTGGGGATCTGAAGATGGCCGTTCCTGGATCAGGAGCGGTCGCCTTTTCGACCGTCAACGCAGTCTTCGGCTACGGCATCGCCATGAGCAGCTACGTCGGCCGGGTCTACTACTACTATGCCGGCGGGCCGACAGGCTCTGGGACTTTCCCTGGCTCCAACTTCCCGATGAGCGCGTTCTACGGGAAATCGAACCACGACGAATGGAATTGCGCGTGCGCCTGCGACTGCGCGTGTGCGTGCAGCAAGTGAGGATCAATGACCACGGCTCCGAGCAGCACCTTCAGCTACAAGGTTAATCATTGCGGCCCCGATGGGTACGCTCTGGTCGAATACCGGCATGAAGCGCTCGGCAGCCTGGTCAAAAAGGTCTTCATCCCGCTGAACCATTCAGTCGACGAGCAGCGTGGTGCAATCACCATGGCGTTTCCCTGGCAGACCTTCCACGCCAGGTACCTCGAAATCTTGGCGCGGGAGCGCGCTCTGCCTCCCGCGTCAATGGAAGGACAATTCACCTACCGCATCGATCGTCCCATGGAAGATCCGGTCGGTCTGCCACTGGAAACCCACAAGGTGTGACGATGCAGTTCAGGCGCATCCGTTTCGAGAATTTCACGATCACGATCTTCACGGCGCATGCCGGCGAAGAGCGCGTGTGTCCCCCGTCTGAACTGACCCGCGGCATGACCGCCGCAGACGCGCCGGCTATCGCCCACCTGCTGGAGGGCAAGGAAGACGCCAGGCCGCTCCATACCATCCCGGTCTACACCAAGGGAGGCTTCGAGGCTCTCGGCGGCGATCACGCGCCGGACCCGCGCCCGGCAGGCAGCGGCGGCACGCAGTTCGTACGCGGCATCGACAACTACAAGCTCCGCGCAACGGCGCCGGGCAGCGAGTACCACTGCATCACCCCGAAGAGCAAGGAGCCGGTCTTCTGGCAGCGCTCTTACGTCGGCGGCCAAGCTGGCGAGACCTTCGAGCTGGAGCCCAACTGTTTCCTCTACATCGCAGAGGGCAAGATCGAGCTGGCTCACCAGACGTTCGTTGGCCCCACGATGTTGGAGATCACCAAGCCGCACACGGCCACGATCACCGAGCCGGTGATGGGCGCCAAGCTCTGGCGCTGAAAGGAGCATCATGCCGACGATCCGCCATCTGAACCCTGCTGACCTGGACGAGATGCACGCCATCATCGACAAGCACAGCAGTGGCGTTGGAGCATGGTGCAACGATCCGAGCGCGCCGGCCCGGCCAGACTTCCGCGCAAACGCCAAGGCGCACATCGATCAGCTCTTTCCTGAGGCGATGGCTCACTACTTCGGCTACTTCGACGACGCCGGAAAGCTGGTCGCCTGGACAGGCCTCTACCGCTGGGTCGACAACACCAACATCACGGTCGCCACGTTCATCGAAGACCCTGACGCCGACCTCCCGCGTGGGGAGGGATGCGTATGGTCCGACGCTCTCATCGACGTCGTGAACTGGGGGATCGGATATTTCTGGTCCGAAGGAGTCGAGTGTTTCTGGTCTCGCGTCTACGCGGGCAAGGAAGATCGACACCCGTTCAGCCATCCGAACTGCCTGCTCAATAGCTACAAGGCAGAGAGCATGTGCTTCATCCCGGCCGGCACTGGTGCGCCGGTCGAATACCGAAGGGTCTCGTGGGTCTGTGTGGGAGACGACTCGATGATCTATCAGTTCCAAGATCCGCTGCCGCTGGCAGCCTACCTCGAAAGCGAAAATGATCCGACTGGAAATGCTGGGTAAGGACGGAGAGGTCGTGCCTCTGTTCTACGATCAGCACACCTCACGTCTGCTCGACCAGGACGGCTTCCAGGCCGTCGACTTCTCCGACAACCCGTTCTACGACCCTGAGCCCGGCCAGTCCCGGCCGTTCATCGCCGTGGACTACGATCAGCCCGGCCGGAAGGTCCGCGAGATCACCAAGCTGAAGATCCAGCTGGGGCTCGGCTGCAACTATTCCTGCTCCTACTGCCTCCAAGCCCTTCAAGTGCAGAAGGCCGCGGCATCGAGCACGCGGGATGCCAGCGAGTTCATCGCCAACATCGGCAACTGGATCGCAAGCCCCGAGGGGATGCAGAAGGTCGAGCTGTGGGGCGGCGAGCCGCTGCTCTACTGGAAGAAGATCGAGATCCTTGTGCCGGCGCTGAAGGAGAAGTTTCCGAACGCCCGGTTCTCGATCATCACCAACGGCTCGCTCTTCACCAAGGAGATCATCGATCAGCTCAAGGCCTGGGACTTCTCAGTGACCGTGAGCCACGACGGTCCTGGCCATTCGATCCGCGGAGAAGATCCGTTCGAAGACCCGGCCAAGTTCGCGATGATCCAGTACGCGCAGCAGACCTTCCATCCGCGCTTCTCGTTCAACGCAGTGCTGACGCCCAAGAGCCACAATGTCGACGAAGTCATCGACTGGTTCCGGGATTACTTCCCCGAGTGCAACGTCGGCTTCGAGGGCGTGGTCCACAGCTACGCCAGCGACCCGTCATCGATCTTCTCGATCGAGCAGCTGGCCGCCTTCAGCGACACGCTCTCGCGCCAGCTCGCGGACGGTACCGCGCTCCGGTCGGCGATGCTGATGCAGAAGCTCCAGCGCGCCGTGAAGTCGATCGTCAACCAGCACTCTTCGGAGGGCCTGTTCCAGAAGTGCGGCATGGACATGCCGGAGTATCTGGCGGTCGATCTGAAGGGCAACGTCATGACCTGCCAGAACGTGGGCGCCAACGGCAACCACAAGATCGGGCACGTCGACGACTTCGAGAACATCGCGCTCAACACCTCCAAGCACTGGAGCAAGCGTCCAGAGTGCCAGAGCTGCCCCGTGCTGCAGCTTTGCCAGGGCGCCTGCATGTACCAGGGTGGGGACAACTGGACGCACAGCTGCAACGCGGAGTTCTTCTACAACCTGGCCTTCTTCCGGGCGGCTCTGTTCATCCTGACCGGACGATGGATGGTCGGATTCAGCGGTGACATCGTGCGCCCGAAATTGAAGAAGGATCGCGATGTCGAAGTTCGCTGAACTCGCTGCTCGTCTTGACAAAATCCCCCATTTGTGGTTGGAAAGGGCATACGATGCGCAACGTTTGCAAGCTGAACTTGATGCCATCGATCCGGCACTTTTCGTGCCCTTCCGTTCCAAAAGCCGCAACGCCGACCACATCGCCGAGTTCTGGCGAGGTCTCTCGCTTGTCGCGCCGAACGGGTCCATCCATGATGACCTGACCGAGGTTCCATACGAAGGCCGCATTGGCTACGTGTGGACGCCGGTCGCCGACAGCAGCTCCTACATCAAGCAGGTCGTGACCGAGCTTGGCGGTGAGGGGCAGCGCGTCCGGCTCATGTGCGTCAAGGCAGGCGGCAGCCTGACCTGGCACCGTCATGGATCTGAGCTTTCCATGATCATGGGTGCCAACGGCCGGCGGCCGAACTGGTACGAGCTGATCGTCCACGTCCCCATCCGCACCAACCCGGACTTCAGCTACGAGGTCATCGACACTCGGGTCTACGAGCTGGCGGATTACTCGGCCGGCAAGCTGGAGATCCACCGGAAGAACTACCCGCAGGCGCAGGCCTGGGCGTTCAACGGTGCCCACTATCACAACGTCTTCAACCGCTCCGAGACCGAAGACCGCTACGCCATCATGCTCACCCTGGACATCAGGATGAGGAAGACGTTCGACATCGTGTCGAAGGCGGTCGAGAGCTACGAGGGGCCGCTTCTGACAGGGCTCTGACATGCAAACCATTCTCTCCGCGAGCCCGCCCCTGGTGCTCATGGATGACTTCAACGCCGCCACCAACGAGGACTGGACTCGAGATTGGCAGCTGCTGAACGACGGCGAAATCGTCCCCATCGACCCGAGCTGGAAGCTGTACATGCAGCTCCAGCGGACGAACACGGGCGACCTCGCCGTGACGTGCTCCATGGACAACGGTCGACTCGTCGTCGTCGATCGCCAGTCCGGAACATTCGGCCTCAGGATGAAGCAGGCAGACGCCGCCCAAATCGTCCCTGGCTCCTACTCGTATGACATCGTCCTCGTTGCTGGCGATGGCATCTACCGCCTGGTCTCAGGCACCATCGTGGTCGCGCGGGGCATCACCAACGTCCCCGGCCAGGAGAAGTGGACTCACTATCCGCTGATCCTTCGACCGTAACCATCGCCATCATCAACCCCCTCAGCCGCCCCTCCCGGGCGGCTTTTTTCGTTTGGGAGAACCCATGACTGTTCAATACCTCCACGGTCTGGAAACGATCGAGCTGGACAGCCCGTCCGGTCCGGTCGAGACCGTCAAGTCCAACGTGATCGGCCTCGTCGGCACGGCGCCGGACGCTGACCCCGATATCTTCCCGCTCAACACTCCGGTGCCGGTGTTTGCCGACGCACTGAAGGCGGGTCAGCTGAAGTCCACCGGCACGCTGCTCGACGCGGTCGACGCGATCTACAGCCAGAAGTCGGCTGTCATCGTCGTGGTCCGCGTTGCGGAAGGCGAGAGCCAGGAAGAGAGCTGGTCGGCTGCGGTCGGTTCGCCCTCCGGCAAGACCGGCGTCTGGTCGCTGCTCAAGGCGCGTCCGATGCTCCGCGTCGTGCCGAAGCTGCTCGTTGCCCCCGGCCTGACCGGCGGTCGCCCGACCAACGGCGTCAAGAACCTCGTTCTCGGCAGCCAGGGTACCGGCTACGCACAGGCGACGACCAACGTCACCATCTCCGCTCCCCCGACTGGCGGACGCCAGGCCAAGGCAGTTGCCTCGGTGATCGGCGGCAAGGTCTCCGCGCTGATCATCACCGACCCCGGCTACGGCTACGACTCGGTGCCGACCCTGACCATCACGGGTGCGGGCACGGGCGCTGCCGGTACCGTCACCCTCGGCCACGTCGCCAACCCGGTCGGCGTCGCGTTCGCCTCGATCGTCGATCGCCTCCGCGCGGTCGCCTTCCTCGACGGCCCCGGCACCTCGTACGAAGACGCGGTCGAGTACCGCGGCGACTACGGCAGCCAGCGCATCTCGAT